AAATATTATAAAATATTATAAAATATTATAAAATATTATAAAATATTATAAAATATTATAAAATATTATAAATAAGTTATTACCATTTTGTTTTGCGAACATTTATTTTAGGTCCTTTTTTCTTATCTCGTATATTTGGGTCATACATTTCTTCTTCATTGTCGGAGTCTAAATTTTTGCTAATTTCCCAAAATTCTTTTGAACCTAATTTGAAAGTTTTATGGTGGTCTGCTTTATACCAAAAAATTTGGTCTTGTAGTTTATTAGATTTAGAATTATTATTTATTACTAAACATTCGAAATTTTCTGTACATTGATCCATTACTTGACAAAAACTTTCAAAAGTTGGAAACATACCAGCGTAATTTTCATAAATTCGTCGTCTATTTGCTATATATGGTTCTCTTAATATGAAAACATAATCAATATTTGTGCGAAGATTTGGAGGAATACCCAAAGGATATTGCATAGTTATTACTAACATTATTTTCCAATGACGCCCATTCATAAAAAGGAGACGCATCATTTTATCTTTAGTCCAACTACCGTCATATAAACAATCATCTAAGATAACAAACGCACGCGGATCAATATTTGATTTTTTATAAACTTCTATTTCTTTCTTTACTTGCTTTAATACTGTTTTTTGTCTTTTTAAAATATTTTCTATAATAGCAGTATTATATTCATCATGAATAAAAAGTTTGGGAACATGTTCAGCATAAAAACCATTACCTGCTTCAGTTCCACTAATAACAGTTCCTATTGGAATATCTTGATGATAATAAAGAAGGTCTCTAACTAAATATGATTTACCTGTATCGCGACGACCAATTAAAACAATGACCGGTCCTTTATTTTCATCTGGTCTAAAACTAATTGTTTTAATATCAAATTTTTTTAATTCTAATGTCATTATTATTGTTTAATAATAATATTATATAATCTAAGATTTAAACTAAATAATACAAAAATTAAATAATACAAAAATTAAATAATACAAAAATTAAATAATACAAAAATTAAATAATATATTTAGTAATATTTAAAACTATTATTTGTGTTATAAATAAGAAAAATAATTATTTTTAATTTATTAAATGGAATTAAACTATAGAAAAAACAACAACAAGCAACTATTTGAAACAATTAGCAACATTAATTCTTTAGATATATCAAATGTCCAAAATTATTTTCCATTATATAATAATTATTTTGATTTAAATAGCAACAATTACAATACTATTAACTTAAATAATAGTTATAAATTAGGAAATATAGTAGAGAAAATTAATTACAACAAATTTGTTGCTGAAATATGTGATATGTGTAATAATAAATGTAGCAAAGATATTTTTATAAAGTTTAGTCCCTTAATAGATCCGGTTAAATATATGTTGGGCAAATATGATGATGATTATAATATTTTAGAATTACCTAAATTTTATAGCAGTGATGATATAAATAGTACTAGCGAATATCATAAAAAGTATAAAAAAATATTGGATCCAAATAACTCAGCATATATTGATGGATTTTTTTCTTTTTTATCCAGTTGTCTGTTAAATAACTATAGTTTTTATAATGGATTAAATTATTATGGTGCTTTCTTAGGAATAAAAAATAATTTTAAAGTCAATATTTCTGAAGATTTAGAATTTTTAAATGAATCAGATCATTTTCATAAATATAGAGATAATCTATTTAAACTTGAAGCAAATGAAAAAATAAAAAATATTTTTTGTAAAAGTAATAAATATAAAAAAGCATTATTAATCAGTGCTAATACTGATGATTTAACTGATGATTTAACTATTCATGATTTAACCGATAATTTAATTGAGGATTTAATTGAGGATTTAACTATTACTAAACAACATTCTTTAGAAAATAAAACTATAGTACAAGAATTAGAACTGACATATGAAAATGTAGAAATATTAGATAAAGCATCCACTAAATCAAGTAATCATAATACCAGTAAAAATGAATCAACTAATTCTAGTTCTTGTTCTTCTAGATCATCAAATACCGAATCATTAGACTCAAATAAAACCGAATCTGACGAATCAAATAGTGAAGATAGTTATGGCGATGAAGAAATAATTTGCTCAATAGACAAATTTCCTGTTGAAATAATAGTATTAGAATGCTGTCATGATACATTAGATTCTTACATTTCTAGTAAAAAAATCAAAGACGATGAATGGGAATCTATTGTTTTGCAAATATTGTTTACATTAATTACATATCAAAAAGTTTTCTATTTTACTCACAATGATTTACATACAAATAATATTGTTTATGTAGTAACTGAAAAAAAATATCTATATTATAAATTTAACAACACTCATTATAAAGTTCCTACATTTGGTAAAATATATAAAATCATTGATTTTGGAAGAGCAATTTATAGATTTAAAAATAAGTTTATATGTAGTGATAGTTATTCACTAGACGGAGATGCTGCTACACAATATAATTGCGAACCCTATTTAAATGAAAATAAACCACGATTAGACCCTAATTATAGTTTTGATTTGTGTCGCCTAGGATGTAGTTTGTTTGATTATTTTATTGATGATTTAGAAGATATTAAGAAATTGAAATCTCCTATTAAAAAATTAATGATTGAATGGGTATTTGATGATAAAAATAAAAATATATTGTATAAAAATGATGGTTCTGAGAGATATCCTGATTTTAAATTATATAAAATGATAGCGCGCAATGTTCATAAACATACTCCACAAAATGTATTGAAAAAACCACTATTTGAGAATTATGTAATAGCCAAAAAGAAAATTAATAACCCAGAAGCAATATTTAATATTGATTGCTTACCAATTATGGTTTAAAAAATATCACTCGCTAATTCATATACATTATGTAGTATATTTTTAAATATAATATGTTGAACATATTGTATTTATGTAATGTCAATAGAATGTATATATTATTAAAAATCTGGTTCGTTTGTAAAAGCAGTTAGGGATTCTTTAGAATTTCCTATTATTTCATTAATATTAAGTTGTTCCAAAGCAAACATAGAAAGCATACTACATAAAAAAACTATCAAACTATCTTTTGTTATAGTTTTCAGTGTGGTTTCTTCTTTGGTTATATATTTCATATCTATTATTTTATAAATCATAAATAATATACTGATTGCTAGTGATGGTATAATAAAATTCATTTATTATTATAAAATAAATGAATTTTATATATATAACGAATTAGTTTATTTTAATTCTTCTATTTCTAAATCTAAATCTAAATCTAAATCTAACTTTTCAGAATTAAAACCTAGTTCAGTTTTTAAATCTAAATCTATTTCTTCAATGTCCTCTTTAATATTTGACTTATCTATTTTTAATTTATAATTAGGTTCGTTATTAGATGATTCATTATCAGAACTAATAACAGAATCATTTGCCGATTCATTCTCTGATTCAGAACCCGAATCATTAGTAGACATAGACTCCATTTTTGATATTAAAGAATTTGTGCTTGGAGTAGTCTTATTTTTGGATGTTTCTAAATTGTCTTCATTTAAATCTTTACTAGCATTTTTAAGTGCTTTCTTTAGATTTGTTTTGCTTTCTTCTTTCAATTTTTCTAGTGTCTCTTTTTTAATTTTTTCTAATTCTTTTACTTCTTTTAATTTATTTAATTTATCTAATGCTTCTTTATCTGTAACAATCTCTTTTTTTTCTTCCACTTCAACATCCGTTTCTTGCGTCTCGTCTAAATACATTTGTAGTATATGTTCAATTGGAATGCTCTCTCTTATTGTATTTAAAATACACTCTTTCACTATAAGTTCTAAGTCTCTATTATTTTTTTGTATTTGTAATGGTTTTATATTTTTTTCAAATAAATATATATTAACATACACTTTTCGGGCAACATTAATATATGTTCTATGTATAAATTTACACAAATCTGGTATATCTATGTTAATTTTTTTTTGTTTTAATCCTACACGAGAAGATGTTAATGATTTTAATTGAGTAATATGAACACACGATAATAAATCTTCTAAATAGTTACACGCGCTTGATGTAATTATTCTTTGTTTCTCATTTTCAATTATTTCAGAACTCCATTTTGGAATATTATTCAAAAAATTTTGGAATGTCATTAAATACTTGGACTCTTCGTCGTTTTCTAGACAAACATTATATGCTTCTGAAAAAACCGATCTTAAACCTTCAATTATACAAGGAGTTAAAGTATTTGTTAATCTAGCACACCACTCATTCTTCGATTCAATTATTGTTGATAAACTATAATCATCCATATTTATAGTTTAAATTTTATTTTTTAAATAAAATTTAAACTAAATAGTTTAATTATTAAATATTATTAAATATTATTAAATATTATTAAATATTGAAAAATTAATAGTACAAGTATTATTATAAAAATATAATATAATAAATATTAAGAATTCTTCAGATCTTATTTCTTTTTTATAAATATCAAAAAAAAATATAAATTTTGATAACTCCGATTTAAAACTTGAACAATTTGTAAAGTATTCTAATAAACCATTAGCACTAATGCCTTTATTATATATTAATGAACTATAATTAATTAATAGGTTATTTTTAGAACAATCATCTAAATCTTTCATAGCATTATTTAATTTTTTTATGATTACTACAAGTTTGCTATTACATTTATTATTGTTATTGTTATTGTTAGTTAATGTTAATGACTTATAAATATAATTCATATTGTTAATATTACAAAAAATTTCACAAAATCTAGATAATATTGGTTTAATAATTTTTGACTTGTTTGCTGTTACAATAAAAAATTTCGTATTACTATATATTTCAATTGATCTTCGAAGCGCAGATTGCGCATCTAAGGTTAAACTATCGGCATTTAATAATACAATAGATTTGAAATTTGTTATATTTTTATGAATTATTGTATTTGCAAAAAATCTTAAATTATCTCTTATAAATTTAATATTTCCTTTTCCTAAACTACAATTCAATATTAGTGTATTGTTTTCAATATTTTTATAATTTTTATAAATATATACTAATAATTGTTCTAACAACGTCTTTTTTCCGATCAAGTTATTTCCATATAATAATAAGTTTGGTAAATTGTTTTTGTCATGTAACTCTTTCAAATTTTGTAACATTATTTAAAAGTAAAAAAAAATATTTAAATTAAAATATTATTACATATCTAATAGTATTATATCATAAATATAATTTTTATAATAACTAATATGTTACAAATGTGTTATATATTATTTATTATATGTAATTTTAGAGACTTTTCATATAAATTATTTGAAAAGAATACTAATAAGATAATTAATATTATAAATAATAATT